ATGTATGCCTGAACGCTGATCAGATGACCAACGAGCGGACTGGATATTATACAAAGAAGCCAGTCAAAACAGTCGCATACGCATGGTGAATGGTGAATAGATGCCAACTTACGGATTGATGCCGAGAAACACAGGAACAAGCCCCGGACCGGTGGTGCAGACCGGGCGGACGTATGAAGACCGACCAATGATCCGGCGGGTGTCTAACGAGGAAATGGAGTTGAAAGCCCGTCAAGAGGCCGAGGCGCAGTTCAGCGAGCAGCAGAACAAACCCGTCATATCCGCTCTGGCGTCCCATATCCGATCTGCATTGACCGCGGCGATATCGGCAAAGCAGACCGTCACCAAGCGGCTCCTCGCGTGTCTCAGGCAGAGGGAGGGGATATACGAGGCCGACATCCAGTCCCTCGTCAAACAGCAGAACGGCACGAACATCTATATGATGATAACGGACATCAAGTGCCGCGCCATCGAATCGTGGCTGAAAGACATCATGCTGCCGTCCGGGGAACGCCCGTATTCAATCGAGCCTACTCCGGTCCCGGACATCCCTCCAGGGTTGATCAGGAAGGCGCAGCAGGCGTTCATGGCCGACTACGCAGAGGGGATCGCGCAGCAGAATGGTGGGGTATTCGATCCGAGGATGATCGATCCGGAGGACCTGAAGGCTCAGGCGGAGGAATTTCAGAACGAATTATTGAAGCAGATTCGGGAAATGGCGCAGGATGACGCGGATTCGCTGGAAGATCAGATTGATGACGAGCTTGTTGAGGGGAAATGGTACGAGGCGCTGTCAGAGTTGATTGAAGATTTTGCGACCTACCCGACTGCTTTTCTTGAAGGACCGATATTCAGGAAGCGTGCGGGCCTTTCGTGGGTTCCCGTAGAGGGCACGATTCAGAGCCAAGTCACGGTAGCCGACACGATACGCAAGGAATACAGCGCGTTAAGTCCGTTTGATGTTTATCCGAGTCCGGGAGCAAAGACAATTCAGGACGGGGATCTGTGCATTCGGAAGCAGTACACCAGGAGGGATCTGGTATCGTTCAAGGGTGTTGACGGGTTCGATTCTGCGGCAATCGATCAGGTTTTGGAGCGGTACGGTGATGGCGGGTATCGGGAATCCATAGCGTATGACACCGAGATATCGGATTTGATGGACAGGCCGAACGAACAGAGCGACCCGGAAGGGCATATTGACTGCATCAAGTTTTTCGGGTCTGTTCAGGGGTTCAAGCTGCGGCAGTGGGGGATGAATATTGACGAGATTCCAGACCCGTTTCAGGAATACTCGATAATCGCGTACCTGGTGGGGAGCTACGTCATAGGGGCACGGCTGAACCATCATCCGTTGGGGAAGCGTCATATTTATTCAGCGAGTTTTCGGCACAAGAACGGCTCGATTTGGGGCAAGGCCCTCCCCGAGTGCATGAAAGACATTCAAAGCATCTGCAATTCATCGGCCAGGGCGATATGCAACAATGCCGCCATAGCCTGTCTTACAGGGGATACGGTTGTTTTTCGGGAAGGCCAGCGCAGGGGAGCGTCGCCCATAACCATTCGCGACCTTTGGAATAAAAAAAGTAACCATAATAGCGGGTTGAGACGCATCAAGTTAAGGTCTCTGGATGAAGAAACCGGAGAATTCTTTTCCAACCGAATTATTGATGTTGTTGATAACGGTGTTAGCGAAATATTTGAAATAATTACAGAAAAAGGATACAAGATTAAATCCACCAATAACCACAGGTTTATGCGCGACGATGGCCAATGGCAAGAATTAAGTGATTTTGACGAAGGGGAGATGATCGCCGTAAACGGCCAGGTTGTTCCTATTCAAAATACCTGTGTAGAGTGTGGAGGTCCTAAATCTCCAAATGGTTTAAAGTGCCGGAAGTGTGCGTCTCAGTTCCATAACAGCAAATGGAATCAAAAGCAAGCCCTTGAGGCATCAAACAATAGGGATGTGTCACCAACAACGGCGAGAGCACGCAAGCAGAATAGGATGCAAAGAAAGGCATTTTGTCAAGATTGCGGGCAAAAAGAGGGAACAAGAATCCGATTGCACAATCATCATATAGACCGGGATCCCTGGAATAACGATCCTTACAACCTGACAACTATTTGTGAGCCATGCCACCATCAGAGACATGCAAGAGAAGACAGTTTTGGTGATGGTTATTTACACAAATACATTTCGTATGATCGAATAAAATCCATAACATATGTTGGCATGGATCGTGTTTTCGATTTATGTATGACCGGCCCAAATCATAATTTTGTAGCAAATGGATTTATTTCCCATAATAGTGGGCCGCAGATATGGCAGCTTGTTGACCTGATTCCTCCGGAAGAGGACCGGACGAACATCTACCCGTGGAAGATTTGGTCTTTTTCGAGTGAGAAGCTGAAGGGATCGGCCAGGGACCCGATGGGATTTCACCAACCGATCCTGATAGTCAATGAACTGCTGGCGATTTACAAGTATTTTTTTGAGCAGGCGTCGGAGGTTACGGGGATACCGGCCTACGTTTACGGCAACCAGAACGTAGCGGGCGCCGGAAAGACTGCTTCCGGGTTGTCGATGCTGATGAACGCGGCGGCCAAGGGGCTGAGAAACGCGGCTGGGAACATAGACAAGGGGGTGATTTCGCCTTCGGTTGAGGAACATTGGCTGATTACGATGTTGATACTGCCTGATTTAGCGAAGGGTGACAGCAGGATCGTGGCCAGGGCGTCCGAGTATCTGATTCAGCAGGAGCAGTTACAGATCAGGTTGAGCGAGGCTTTGACGGCGACGAACAATCCTACCGACATGGAAATCATAGGGCTTGACGGGCGGTCGGAGATGCTGAGGAATTATTTCAAGGGTTTGAAGATGAACCCGGACAAGATGGTTCCGGATCGCGAAGATATGATAATGGCGAAGGTTCAAACGGAGGTTCAGAAGGTTGTCATGATGCTGGCCCAGGCTTTGCAGATGGACCCGAACGCTCTTATGCAGATACTCCAACAAGGAGCTGGGAACGGGGGGAACAGTCAGGGCAGGAAGCCGCGGGAACTGGATGCGGCCGGCAATCCGGTATCGGGGCAGGATGTGAGGATGTTCAATCAATGACCGAGACGGCTAAAATGGTTTTATTTTTTGTGACTTCCGGGCTTTTTTACTTTGCGCTGATGGTGTGGGCGCATGAACATTTTGTAGGATAGGAGGGGACTCTGTGAACAAACCGACATTTGCAGATGTGATGACCCTGGAGGAAATAGGCGAAAACGATGTTGAGATGGTCAAGGACGCGATCAAGAACGCGAAAAAGTACCGTTTCGGGACGGACAAAATGAAGGCCATAAGGTTCGTTCATACCTGCCTGGACAACACCTTTCGGTTTCTGGGGGTAGTGGTGAGCGTGCCGAATAGCCATGAGGCAAGGGAACGGTATGCGGCTAAACTCGACAGGATCATGGAAGAAAAGCGGATTCGGATTGAGAATCGCAACCGATATCGGGGATCGGACCAATGGCGGTGCGGTATTTACGTTTACCAGCGCGACGAGCTGGTGGCCTTCATATCGGATGTGTTCACCGAGCGCAGGACCAATGCCGACCCGATTACCATGAAGATTGTCAGGGAAGATGTTGGTTTCATGGTGATTACGAATGCCAGGATGGACGATACGCAGCGGATATGGACGCCGGGTATCGTGAAGGGGGGAAGGGCATGAGCATACCGAATTGTCCGCAATGCGGAGCGAAGATGGTAAGGTGGGGGAAATATGATCCTTTATCGAATTTTACGATATTTACATGCCCGAAAAATTGCGAAGGGCCGCAGAGCGTGATGGTTAAAGATGCTGTCAATCCCGAATGACCTGGCTCTGGCCAGGAATGTTTATTCTTCGCTTCTGGCATTCAGTCGGATACCCGAGACAAGGCACATGATGCTGTGGCTAAAATCGGAGCTTGACAGGTTGGATATGGTAAGCAGGCACGAAAGGGATACGAACGTGGCAGGTGAGCTCAGGGGCGCAAGGCAATGTCTTGAATTCCTGTTTGAATCAATCGCAGTATCGTCGGAAAAGGCGTCAAGAATAACGGACAATATTAACAAAAACAAAGGAGTAAGATCATGAGAAAAACATTTTTAACAGGTGCGCTTTCCGTCCTGGTCGTTTTGGCGCTTGCCTTCGGAGTGACTGCGGCGGACAGAGAGAATTTTACGGTCGGCAATTTGACGGTCGAGCGGTCCTTGAATGTTCAGGGGCTTATCCAGGGGGCAATGAATACCACCGGGAATGTGCTCTATGTCGATTCGGGGGCAGGGATTAACGCTATCGGAAGGGGTAAGACTGCAAAATCTCCGTTGGCATCCCTGGCGTATGCGTTTTCGAGCGATCAGCTTAAAGCGAACAACGGGGATGTGGTCGTGGTCATGCCCGGACATACCGAATCGATTATCGCATCGGGAACGATCACCATTGACATTGACGGCGTTACAGTGGTGTTTCTCGGGTCCGGTTCGAGCGTTCCCACGTTTACCTGGAGTACGGCCACCACGGCGCGGATGATTATCTCGGCAGCCAACACCACCTTCCTCGGGTCTGCAATCTTTGATATGACCGGGGTGGACGCGGTTGCGATGGGGATT